TCATTTTCTTCATATAGTTCACCTGTTCAAATAGGTACACTCACAAATTGGTTAAAGGTTTCTACTGGAAATGCCGTCGCCTATGCAATAAAAACAGACGGAACACTTTGGTCTTGGGGCTATAATGCATCAGGACAGTTTGGTGACGGTACTGTTACGTATAGATCATCGCCTGTTCAAGTAGGATCATATACTGATTGGGAAACGGTGAGTGGGGGAAATTTGCATGCTATCGGAAAAAAAACAAATGCATCAATTTGGTCTTGGGCGGGAAATTCGGATTTGGTTTCATTCGGATTGGGGTATATTGCCGTTACGGGTAGAACTATTTTATATTCATCACCTATACAAATTACAGACATATCAAACATATCCAAGCTTTCAGTTGAACTCAATGTGGTTCATGCTATTAAAAAAGACGGAACCCTATGGACATGGGGATTTGGTCAAAACGGAGAGTTGGGAAATTCATCAACTATTGTTAAGCCATTACCTATACAAATAGGCACCGATACAAATTGGTCAAATGTTTCATCAGGAGCCAATCATACATCTGCTGTAAAAACAAATGGGACAATTTGGATGTGGGGTGATAATGCAAACGCTCAGTTGGGAGATGAAGATCAATATGTAAGTAAATCGTCACCTATACAGTTAGGAACTCTTACTGATTGGTCAACTGTATCGTGTGGAAATAGTTACACTATGGCAGTAAAAACAGACGGAACACTTTGGGCTTGGGGATTGAATACATCTGGTAGAATGGGAACAAATTCTACAACTTCATATTCGTCACCTGTTCAAATAGGAACACTTACCAATTGGTCAAGAGTTTTTGCGGGAAATTTACACACATTAGCAATAAAAACAGATGGAACACTTTGGGCTTGGGGTGCCGGTTTGAATGGTTAATTAGGAAATCTTGCTCTATTAAATAAGTCATCACCGATTCAAGTTGGTTCATTCACAGATTGGTCAGATGCATCTGCTGGTGGTAGCTTTTCAATTGCTGTTAGGTCTAATGGAACAATTTGGTCTTGGGGTGCTACAACAAACGGTATAGCTGGAAGAGGAACTGGTGTCGCTACTGCAAGTTCTCCAGTTCAAATAGGAACCTTAACTAATTGGAAAACTATTTCTACAAGTAGAACTGGATTTAGTGCAGTAGCAACAAAAACCGATGGAACAGTTTGGGCATGGGGATTAAACAGTAGAGGTCAATTGGGAGTTGGTGATAGATTAACAAAGTCTTCTCCAGTTCAAGTTGGAACACTAACTTCATGGGTGTCTGGATCAGCTGGGCAATTTACTTCATTATTTTTACAGTCATAATTTTGATATTTCAAAAAAATTTTGTATATTTATAGTTAATATATTATTATAAAGGTTTTGTTATGAATAATAAAAAATTACATCCGTTAGATATGGCTTTGGAATATAGTATAAATGGATTTGCAGATATGGGTGAAGATATACTACGAAATCAACCACAAGATGATTTGCGAGTTCTGTTTAATTTAGGATGGCACGAAATGCGTCATGGTAATCTTAAAAAAGGATTCGAGTATCTAAATTATGGAAGATACATAAATGTTTTTGGTTTACCTGTGGTTAATGGAAAAATATGGAAAGACGAATCACTCGAAGGTAAAACACTTCTTTTCAGATGTGAGGGTGGGTATGGGGATCAAATACTTAATTTTCGTTTTGCTAAACTATTTGTAGCGATGGGTGCTAAGGTTTTAATATCATGTGCTCCAGAATTAAAAGAATTATTTTCTCGTCACGGTTTTATTTGTATTGATAATGAAACCGTAATGGGTGCTCACTATGATTATTGGATTCCCGCTATGTCAGCTGCTTATATTTTAGGAATGGAATTTGAAGATTTAGATGGTTCAGAATATATTGTGCCCAAAATCCCAACACAATTATTTTCCAAAAAAGATTCAATTAAGGTAGGAATACGTTGGAGTGGTAATCCAAAATTTGAAGATGAACAACATCGTAGATTTCCACCTGAATTGATGATAAATCTACACGATATACCAAATACAACATTTTATTCACTACAACGTGATGAAAATTGTGTAGACGGATTACCTTTTGCAGATATGAGAGAAAAATTAAATTCGTGGGAAGATACGGCAAATATAATAGCTGATTTAGATTTAGTAATCACATCATGTACATCTATTGCTCATCTTGCAGGTGCTATGGGCATACCAACTTGGATTATCACACCAATCATGCCTTATTATACATGGGCAGTTCATGCTGAAAACTCGGCTTGGTATAATTCTGTAAAACTATTTAGACAAGAAAAATATGGAGAATGGGATGTACCATTCCAACATATAAGAACAGAATTAACAAAATTGGCAGAAGAACATTCTAAAAGGTAATGTATGAATTATGTTAAGGAAGCATTCTATCCTAGAGATATTGGTCACGCTAAGGAAATATGTCTTTCACCAGAGCCAGGTGTTTCATACAAATTTGATATGGAAACAGATACCACAATAAGAATGTTATTGGACAATGATTATGTTTTCAATGATTCCATTGTTGGTGATTTTGGATGTGGCGTTGGAAGAATACCAAAAGGAATTATCAGTAATTTGGGATGTGATGTCTATGGTTTTGATTTTAGCCAACCAATGTTAAATACCGCAATAGAATATGTTAATAGTAAAAAATTTATACCCATACATACACCACTATCAGACAAAGAATATGTAGAATTTTCTAACAAATTCGATTTAATAACATCAATATATGTAATACAACATAGTCCAACACCAAATGAAGATATTGAGTTCATTTACAATTCTTTGAAATCAAATGGTAAATTTATTTCCGTAAATGAGAAGAAACGATTCATACCAACTGAAATTGATAAAAATAATTTTGGATTGATTTATTGGGAAGACGATGGATTGAATGTTGATGAAATTATTTCAAAAAAATTCAAATTGATAGATGAACACCCCTATCCTAGACGGTTTGATATAAAGTTTTTGGTATGGGAAAAAATAACATAACATAAAAAATATTAATTATATTTATGTGTAGTGTATTATTTTCAATAAATTGGAATTATTTATGAATTACATATTAGTTCAAAATGAACAAATAATTGGAAGACCAAGACCTTTGCCTGTTAGTTGGGAGAATATTTCCAATTTTCATGTTTTTGATAATCAAACGCTAAAACAATATGGTTGGTATCCATATAGATTTGTTGAGACACAAAAAAATGAAAATCAATACTATGATGGTAGTGATTTTGTAATAGAAGAAAACGAAGTTGTTGAATACCAAAAAGTCCGTAATAAAACCGAACAAGAAATCACAGAAGAAATAGAAAGTATGTGGCGTTCTATTAGAGATAGACGAAATGTTTTCTTAACCGAATCAGATTGGACACAACTACCCGATTCACCGTTAACAAATCAAAAACAAACAGAATGGCAAATATATCGTCAATCTCTTCGTGATATAACAACACAACTAAATCCATTTTCAATAGAATGGCCAACTCCACCTGAGGCATAAAATGGAAAACAGTAAAGTAATAAAATTTTTGAAAGAATTAAATTTATCCATATTCAAAGAAAACGAACTCGTAGATAAGGATATTATAATACTTTTTCCTGGTAAATTTCAACCCATGGGACAACACCAACGTCAAGAATATTTTAGACTATGCCGAGAATTTGGAAAAGATAATGTATATTTGGTGACAGACGATATGGTTGATATTCACAAAGCCCCACTATCTTTCGATGAAAAGATTAAAATAATGAAAAGACATGGTGTTATGAATGTAGAAAAGGCACTAAATCCTTTTATGCCAACAGAATTATTTAATGATTTAGATGAAAAAAATACAGTTGTTATATTTGCGGTAAGTAAAAATAATTTAAAGAAATTAAATGGATTTAAAAGACTTACTAAATATAATAAGTCTTCACACTTACCAATAAAAGATATTCAAAATCCATATGTATATTACATTCTAACAAATAATGTTAAATATGATATACCAAGTTTTGGAGAAATGAACTCCAAATCCATATTTAAAGCTTTGAGTGATAGAGAAGCAAAACTATCAGAATTAAAAAGTAGATTTATTTCTATATTCGGTTGGTTTGATGCAAATATATTCAATACCATTATGAAAAAATTTAATACAGACCGAGGTGACTTGAAAGATGGTAAAGAGGAATTAAAATCTTTACAGATGGTAACAAGAACATTTTGGAATAAAGTTTATAATGAAGTAGTAAAAGACAATAAAAAATGAAAATGTTATAAAATTAAAGGTATGTTATGATTAAGATTGATGGTGTAGAAGACGTAAAAAAACTTTTACATGGAGAACATGTAGAACAACAAAAAGTAACAGTAGGGTATGTTCCCGACAATGAAAACGCAAATGGTAATAGAAAAATTGGAGACCGTTGGTTTGATTCCGATGGAAATGAGTGGGAACAGAAGGACGGATACACCATGAAATTGGGAAAAGAATGGCAACAAGAATTGCAAACATATTTAAAATCATTTCCTAATTGTAGAAAAGAAATATGTACGTGTAGTATGCCAAAACGGTTGGACGAAAAAATGCGTCGTATTCATGGTATGTGTTTTGATTGTGTAATTGATATGGAACATAAAATTCGTCTTGAAGGAAAATGGGCTGATTATGAAAAACAAAGAGTTAAAGAAAATGCAATTGCTTGGTTGACAGAAGCAGAAAAAGATAAAAATGCAATAGCAGAAGAATTGTCTAAATTAGATTTTGCAAATGAATTTGGTGACGCTGAAAAATGGAATGTTCCCGTAACAAAAGAAGAATTATTAGCTAAAATAGAAAATGAGTTTAAAGAATTTAAACAAAATTTTATAGAAAAATTAGAAGAAGATTTGGCTAATGGTGTGATATTGAGTGATGGTCTTGATCCAAACACACACCCAATGTTTATTAATAATGTGAATTTTGAAAAGAATAATGTAATTAAAATGTCCATCACAGAGAAAGATATTGAGAAGGAATAATCTATTTAGACAAATACTTGTTGGAATAGGTGGTGGAATATCATCGAAAAGAACGATGATGTTTTTATCATTTTTAGTTATGATTTGTATGGCTGTAATATCAACTTTTTATCAAAAAAAGGTTGAACAATTCATATTTGATGGGTTTTTGTACATAGTAGTGGGTAGTCTTTTTTCCGTAGCATCGGAAAGATTTTCGTCTGCATATACAAAGGTATCTAACGAAAATTATTATGAAGACAATTTAGAAGAAAAACGGAGTGACAAATGACAGAAGTTATTGTTGAAAGAGCGGTGCCAAGTAACAAAGAATTATATTCTCGTATAAAATCAAGAATGAAAAGTAAGTATAAAGTTTGGCCAAGTGCATATGCATCCGCTGCTGTAGTAAAGGCGTATAAAGCAGCTGGAGGTGGATACCGAAATGTAAAAGAGGTAATAAAAAATCCAAGTTATCAATTAGAGGGATACTCTACAAATGCTTGTGGTAAAATAACAGAATTACACTTTGGTTTGGGTGAATCTGAAAAACAAAAAATAACAGAAGCTGAATATAGAGGCAGAAAAGTATCATTAGGAAAACCGTTTAGAACACCAGGTGGACCAAAAAAGT